GAGCCCATCCACCTGCTAACCACCCCACGTAAGGGATGCTAGAGAGCGCAGGAGCGGCGGCACCAGCAGCTATAGCACTACCTGCCATCGCACCTTGTGAGCGTGCTCCAGCGTCCGCCACGATACACTCTATGTCTTTTGCAGACTTTCCCTCTTCTGTAATCCCACCTCCCATGTTGCGGGTGCCTTCACGGGTGTACTGATCGCGACGATATTCTTGGCGTAGTTCCGAACCACCACCAAAGAATCCTCTCTTCTCTTTATCTAGATCAAGAGATCTTTCTGACTCTAAGACTTTAGGATCATCAGCACGATATTCAATACGATAACCATCTTTACCTGCTTCGATTGTATACGATGAGTAAGGACCACGAGGAAGATTGATTGTAGGAACTGACGGTGGTTCCGCCTTCCTGTCAATTAAATAACCTAAAAGACCTAGGTGTGAGATGGCAAACAAAGCACCAGCAGTGGTGATAATTATTTTCCACCCAGAAGGTTTCTTTGGTTGTGATGTTGGAGCAATGTAATCTTCTTTCTCGTGGTTGAATATACTCATGGTAATGATGGGAGTGCGGGACCTGTAGCTTTAGGAATCTCAGGCACTGCAGCATCAACCATACCAGGAAGTGCTTCAGTAACTGCCTTCGTTACAGCTTCTGTTGCATTTTTTCTTGCTCGTTCGATGAGAACATCTTTATTCATATAAAGATAGGCACCACCACCTACAACTGATAAAGATACCAATCCCGATAGGAGTGCTACAACATTAATCAACTTTTGCATCTTTCTTTTCCTCCTTTACGGTAGGTTCTTCTTTCTTTTTACTAGCAACAACCCCGAAGGTAGCTAACGTCCCAGTGAACACGCTGGCTATGAAAGTAGGATCGATATTTTTTTGAGGAATACCAGGAACAGTTACATAATTAAGGGTCAGAATTGCTGCCGACCATCCAAGTATAATAACTCGGACGAGAGTTGATACACCCTCGTCCGCCCACTCAAATTTGTTTTCCTTTTTGGTTTCCTCTTTCTTCTGTGGATTTGATTCCATGAATATAGAGGTAAGGCATCTCTATTTATCAAAGACCAGCAGCATCTAATCTTCCCTTTAAAGTTTCAATTTCAACAATTGCTTCTTGTAGTGCTTTAGTTAATACTGCAGTTAATTTATCATAACTAATAGCAGCAGGGACTATCTCAGTATCTTCATTATTTCTTGTCAATGTAGATTTTGGATACATCTGAACGACTTCAGGAACTTCCTCTACCATTTCATCAGCAATAAATCCAATCAAAACTTCATCAGTAACATTAATATTTCCTTCTCTATCATACTCTTGTGGTGTATACCTACTAGGTTTGAGTTTCTTTACTGTCTCAATACCATAAGGACACTCAGTGATGTTAGTTTTTAGTAATCTAGAAGAAGTATCATACCTCAATTCATCATCACTATTATTATACTTAACTGCTGATCCAGAAGAAGCGTTACCTAATAAATCTCTAAAGAATATTCTGCCATCAGGATCAATCTTGAATCTCTCGTATACTTTGTGCTGATCACTTACCGTAAACGGATGCGTATAGAATCTTATATCAGTTCCCCATTGGTTGGTTACTTGTCTAGTAGATGCAATACCAGCGTTCAAACCACCATGATTAAACCAGAAACCAGACAATGCTTGAGCGTTGCCACTAGTTTCTTTAGCTTGGAATCCAGCAACAATTTGATTAGAGGTAAGGTCTAATGTTAATGAACTTCCATCAATACCATCAGAGTGTGATCTTACTATTCCATTAGAATCTATACTAAATCTTTCTGTTCCTCCAGTTGTATCAACAGCACTAGCAGTCTTGAATACTAATTTTGTTGCTGCATTATAACTAGCGGTTCCTCCACCAAAAGTAATTTGATTAAAGGAACCCTCATTTTCTACTTGATATACTATAACATCTTCTTCATTAGTGTTGTGTGAAGGTGTTACAAGTATGGCAAGTTTATTTTCCCCTCCACCAGATCTAAGTCCTGTGTGTTTGAGATCTCCATTTGATTTAATACGAAATCTTTCTACTCCACTGGTGGCAAAATTTAAATGATCTACACCTGATGTTCTGTAAATGTAGGGAGAGGTGGTATCAGATGCAGATGCACTACCAGCAACTCTTAATCCACCAGCAATTTGTAAAACACCAGCAGAAGCAGTAGGTATAAAATTACCAATACTGACTTCACCACCAGTTGCTATAGTAAGTTTTCTAGAAAAAGATGCTCCACTAGAAACACTAAAGACAAGTGGTTCATCGTCATATGAATATAAGATAGTTGCAAAGTTATCTTGTGCTTGCCAACTTGATTTTTTAGTTGAACCAACAAACAAAGAAGATGTTGTCTCAGCAGTATCAACTACATGAAATTGATTGCCAGTCCAAACTAAATCATTATTAGCATTGATCTCTAAACTATTACTACCCTCAAGCAATCTATCTGTGGGAGTAACACCTAGACCAATCCACTTATCACCATCCCATTTGTATGTGATAGATCCAGCAGTGAAAGTATCATTTGTGTTGGGATTGGATGGAAAAACGATTGCCATTTGATTTTAGATTAGAGATACCCTGATGTATTTATTATTTGGCATTAGCAGTTTGGAATGGCGACTCAGCGAATGCCATATACAGATACACAATACCATCACTATTTTGCTCTCCACTAGTACCTCTTATCTTAAATCCATTTGATAAGAAGTCTTTGTATCTACCAGAAGCATCATTGTCACCACCAGATGCATTTGCATATATGCCTTTAGCATTTGGATTGATAGATCCTCTTACGTTATCGTAAATAGGCCAACCTTCATTACCACCAGTAGTAACTCTCTTCACCATTAACCATGCGGGTTTAAATCCACACACAATCATGGGTCCATCGTCAGTTCCTGAGCCAATATACGTACCGATTTTACTGAATCCTTCCACGCTGTGGAAGCAATGAACGACGTAATCTTCATCAAGAAAATTTGATTCATTTGAAGAAGTGAAATACATCAGATCATCTGTTGGCAGAGTTACAGCACTATTATCAGCAGGAACAGCTGAACTTAGATAGAGGTAATCTGCTGATCCATCAATTACTGTTGTAATAGTATACCATGCTTTACTTTGATCTCTACTTTTATGGATCATGAGTTCTGGGGCTTTAGAAAGTCCGTGCGAAATATTCGCACCTGCTGTTCCATTTCCTGTATATGTAAGAACACTAATGCCTTGCGTGGTTCCAACAGAAGCACCAGTAGGAGTAATGGTTCCACTGTTTAATCCTGCTGCTGCAGCAGTTGAATATCCAGTTCCATCTATATTAAATGTATCGGAATTGCCACCTAATTTAAAACAATATCCAACATAATTTGTACCACCATTAACTGCACCATCAGTGCCTACAGTAAAACCATTTTCAGTAAATCCAGGATTATAAACTCTTGCGTTGGCAGTGTCTTCAGCATTGAGTGAATTAGGACTCAACCACATACCAGCACCTCTAACACTATCAAACCAGGAGAAAGTGCTACTATCATCTCTGTCTTTTACCCAAATCATATCTGGTTTGAAACCACATTGTATCTCTCTACCAGCAGTGGCATCACCTCGCCAAAGCACTGCCTTGAAATACTCTGAAGGATCGGGAATCGTAGGAGCAGGTAAGTTCTGATCGCACAAAGCTAAGAATCCAGTTGGAGGTGCATACTTAAACAGTCCCATACCATTACCATCTGTATTAGTTCCTGGTGCTGCCTTGTCACAGAAAGATGGGTTCTGTCCGAAGTTTGTTGTTAGAGCAACACTGCCAAAAGGAGAAACTCCAAAAGAGTAGTGTGCTCCTGGTTCAAGTTGATTGTCTAAGTTATATTGAAGGACGTTATTTTTAAAGAATTTTACATTGTTATTATCTAAGTCCAGAGCAATTGATATTACATCCCCAGTTGATGCCGTAGCATCTCCACCAGTGAATGCATTATTAACACCATTGTATGTTATATCACCTCTGTTTCCAGTGTTATATACAATTCCCATTCCTTTAGATCCAGCCTGACCTCCCATGTGTCTAGTGTCTGTTTCTAGATACGGTTGTTCTACACCAAAGAAAAACCACCCCAGTCTATCAATTCTTAGCTCTGCATACCACTTTCCACTACTTACAGTGTGTGTTGTCAATGCACTATGCCATCCACCACTACTTTGATCTATGTACTGATTACCATTTGTTAGACCAACACTACCAGAAGACAATGGCATCAAAGCAGCGAACTTATTTCTACAATTTATTGGTGTTGTTCTCCAAGATCCAGGACCAAAACCTACAGGAGCATATGGTTTTGAAACATCAAATCCACCCCTGTATTTTGCTACACCTTGATAGACACGAACGTCTTGAATCTCTCCAGTGAAGTAATTACTCTCACTAGTATTGGAAACTCCAATCCTTGTATTATTAGTTGTATCATAATTATTAGTATCAGGACTACGATCAAACGCTTTACCATCAAGATATAGAGTCACTACATTATTATATTTTTCTACAGCAATGTGATGCCAGTTATCATCTCTGATATCAATAGGAGCATAAAGACGATATTGATTTGCTTTTCCAATAAAAGATACACCACCACTAATAGCATTAGTTTCGGCAGTTTGGCAGTGGTAGATACTTACAGCACCCTCAACGTTAGAATCTCCATTAACACCAAGACTAGATCTCCAATAACTTTGAGTGGCAAATTCCTTAGGCAATCTAACCCACTCTTCCACAGTCCAGTCTCCTGTTCCAAACGCAGGTAGACCTGCAATTGAAATATTATCACTATCCTCTTGTCTAAAAGACATCGCACTTCCATAGAAAGAATGCGATGAAACAATACCAGGATTTCCACCACCAACTGTAAGAGTTCTGTTAGATCCACTGCCCTTAATATCAGCAGAGTAATCTCTGAATGATGATTGATCTAATGGAACAACATTGATGTTGTCAATAATACCAGAACTAGCACCTCTATGTCTGAATTCAACAGCTGTTAAATTACCATCACGAATAAAGAAATTTCTACCAATGGTAGTTATATTATCTTTAACTAAGCTACCACCACTACCATTTGGTCCATCACTATTAATAATTAATCCAAAAAATCCACCATTATTTTGTACGATATCAAAGGTAATTAAATATTTTTGATTTACTGATCCACTAACTGCTTGCCAAATAGAACCGTCATTAGTTCCTGTAGTAAGCAAAGCACCAGTGCCCTGCTCTTCTAAAAAATTAGCACTCACAATTGATGGTTCGGTAGTTCCATCTATACTCCAACCACTAAGACCGTTATCAAAGTTTCCATTAAAAACCATATTGTTTACGGTGTTCTGATTAAGACCAGGAACAGCAAGAACTAGATTAGCAGCATAAGGATCGTCTCTTAGCTGACTTACATAAGTATCTGTTGTCGCAGGAGCACCATTACGTGGTTGTGGTTCATCTTCTCCCTTCAGTTTAACAATAGTATTTGGATCACAGTGGAAATCAGCACCAGGATTTGAACTATCATTCAGCGGAATATAAAATCCATTAGCTCCAAATCCACCACGACTATTGATGTCATACTTAACCGACTTTGGTAGTCTTGGAGACCATTGACCTGGGGTGAAGATTGATGCTTTCTGACTACCGACAGATTCGTATCCCGCATCTTTCTTATGATATCCAAACACTTCTGGAGGAAGTTGCATACCATCTACCCAGTAGACATCAAATGCTTCTCCTCTAAAATTTTCTCCAGGATTAACACCGTCTCTACCGAGAAGTCCGTGTTCTACGCCGCTTTCATTCCAATCTGTTAGTAAATCCTGAACTCCATTTGCTGCAGCAGTATTAGTATCAAATCTATCAACACGAATACCATTGAAATAGATCTTAACTCTATCTTCTGCAATACTTTGGGTATGATCCACAGCAAAAATTACGTTCATCCACGAGTTGCTGTCTCTCAGCAATCCATCAGTACGCAAATCAAAATTTTGCCCGCCCGCTTGGTTTAAATATCTGAATTGATTTGGTGGTGATGATCCAGTAAGTTGTACTAGAGTCTGCCCCGTTGCACTGAAATAACGTTCCCAAGCACCAAGTTTATCTCTTTTGACCCACCCACTCCAGGTATGGGTCATACGGTTGCCCGAGCTTGAAGGTGTTCTTTTTAAACGATGGTCTGTCATTTATCAACCCAGTGTAGTGGAACCAGAAGGAACATAGTCAGTGAAGATCTCTACCCACTCAGTACC